GTAGATATTGGAAAAGCACCTGACATTAGATTAAGTTTTTACTCCCTCTTTCATTAACTGCGTTATTAATTAATTGTGTAATAGTTCCTCTTGATCTTACAAGTAATTCTTCAAAGCCAGAAGCATCAACTGTGTTAATATTAAAATTAACTGTAGTAGCACCACCATTTCCTGTGCCTCTAGCATTTTGTGTTATTTGTCCTGTTGAGTTAGGTATAAACATTTCTGGACCATTTTCCCCAACCACATAAGGTTGTCCTTTAGATACTGCACCACCTTTAGCCATACCAAAGAAACCTTTTAGTGAGCCTAATCCTGATAATGCGTTTGTTGTGCTTAACATAGCTTGTTTTTGTTTTTCTCTTGTAATTAATTTTTCTATTGCGAGTTCAACACTTTTTCTTGCAAGTATTTCTATTAATGCACTTAAAATTTTAACTCCTAATTGTTGTGCCATTTTCTTAAATGATTCTGATAATTTTTCTCCTAGTATTACTGATCGAGCAAATGTGTCTGAAAATTTTTTAATTCCACCACTTAAACTTTTACCTATTGTTTGACCTATTGTTGATAATTTTGCCTGCATATCTTTTATAACTGTTTGGTTTGCATCTCTAAAAGAAGCAAATACATCTTTAAAGTTTCTATCAATAGCCTCAGATAATGTTTCCATTTTTGAAAATTTCTTAACTAAGTCAGCATCATTATTTCCTTTATCTTTATCAGGTTTTGGTGTTTCTTTTCCCTCAATTAAACCCATCAACTCAGCATATTCTTTCAGCTTATCAATAATTCTATCTAAATTTGAAATTACAGCTACTGCTGTTCCAATTAATAAATTTTTTCTTACTGTTGCATTAAAACCTAACATAGCACCATTTGCTACACCAATTGCAACTGATAAATTATAAAAAAAAGTAACTACTTTTAAAGCTATAAATATTCTAAATGCTTCTGTAATTAATGTAATATTATCTTTAAGAAATTTTAAAGTTTTAGCAGTTCCATCAATAATTGTACTTAAACCTGAGCCAATCATTAAACCAAATTCAGCAATTTCTTTTCTGTTTTCTTCTACTGTTTTTTTAAGATCGCCTAAATTGTTTTTTAATGCACCAAAAAAACCCTTAGAAACTTCTACTTGAAAAATAAAAAAAGCATCTTTAATGTTAGATATAGTACCAAATAAAGTTTTACTTAAATCATCAATAAGATTACCAAATTCTCCACCACTTCCAAATGCTTTAGATAAACCTAATATAGATTCTTTTGTATTTATAGAAACTCCCTCTTTAAAACCAGCCATAGCTTTTACACCTCTTTCTCTAAAGAGTTCTGCACTAGATATACCAGCACTAAATGATCTTTGAATTTGTAATGATGCTAAAGCAAAATCTCCACCTAATATTGTTGCTGTATTACCTGTTATTTTTAAAAGTTCTTTAAATGATATTCCATTTTCTTCTGCCTGTTTTCTTATTGTTGCAAGCGCTGTAATACCTTGTTGTATATTTTTTAATTCAAAAGGTGTACCTGACGCAAAATCAGTTACTTCTTTTAATGCTTTTTTACCCTCTTTAGCAGAACCAAATAAAGCATTTAGCTGAACCTCAAGATTTTCTATTTGTATTCCAGCATCTACAAATCCTTTAATAACAACTCCAGCACCTAAACCTATAAAAGCATTTCTTAAATTAAATACAGATTGTTTAACTTTTGATAAACCTCTTTGGACACCATTTAAGGCTTGTTTGGTTTTATCTTTTGCTACTATATCTATATTAAGTTTTTGATTTGCCATTATTTTAAATTCCTTGCTTCTGCTAATGATTGTTTTGTTTTATACTGTTCTTGTTCTTTTTTCAAGTAAGCTAACCAAAGATTATAATGGCTAACAGGCATATCAAGAACTTGTTGGATTGTGATGTGTAATCTATCGGCAACAACTAAAAGCGACCTTATTTCAGGTTCGCTATCTACTTTTTTTCGGCTTCCTCAAAGCTAGTATCTGCAAGTATTTTATTTGAGATTGTTGCAATAACATTTGAATCAGCTTTTTTTCTTAATGCAAATTTATCTTCTGGGCTAAAGGCTTTTATCATATCGCCTTTGTCATTTTTAACTAACAATTTCATTATAAGTAAATCAACAAGAACAGTTAAGTCTTGGAAATTACTAGACTTCTTAAAGATAATGTTTTTTTCTTCAAGGGTTAATGGCTCTGAATAGAATACACTAGCTTTACCATGCTCGTCTTTCCACTCCTCAACTTCAATAGTGATAGTTTTAAGAGTTTCAAAATGAGATTTAACTCTATCAATAACTGACATAAATTAGAATTATACAGTACCTACAGTTAAAGCGCCTGTACCTTGAAAAGTAACAGTTCTTGAAACGATTGCGTCCATTGAGTTATTAATACTCATACCAGTAACAATTCCTGTTCCTGTGTAACTTGCATCTCCTGAATCATTACCCTCTGGTAATAAAACAAATGAGATAGAAGAACCAGCAGTTAAAGTTTCTTGCTGAGCATCAGTTTCGTCAAAGTGCATTTCTAATGTACCAGAGAATGATGTTCTGCCACTAACAAATGATTTAGTTGCATCTGTTAAAGCTGTATCCTCTACTACATCTCCTGTTGTTTCAAGTGTGAATGATGTTAGTTCCCCAACAGCAGTTCCACCAGCTGTTACAACTCCTTCTTTTCCGTGATGTGTTGCCATGTCTTTTTATCCTTGTTAGATTTTGGTTTATTTTCTTTTTCTTGCTTATAGCCTAGTCTTAAATAATGTTCAAGGTTAGATTCATTTATAATGATCTCTGAGTTACCTTTATATAATTTAATATCTTTAGCCATAATGCTCTTTTATTAGTTTTCTTCTTCTTCGTCAAGTTCATTGAACTCATCTAGTTCAGGAAAATCTTCTATACTTTCGCCATCTTTATAATTATCTATTTTTTTTCTGCAATCCATAATCATTAAAGAAATTTCATCTACTAGCTTTTCAACATCATCTAGCTTATTTTCTAGTTTATCTATTAATTGATCTGCTTTAGCCATTATGGTGTTCCTGATTGAAATTCATACATACATCTTATTGTCATTCTAATGCCACCAACAGGAAATAAACTACCCTCGTCAGTTTCTACTTGAACAACTTCTGAATCAAGTGCATTACCATTTCTAGTAATATCAGTTTCTATTGCAGTTTCAATAGCTGTAATTAATTCATTTCTTTTAGTATCTATATTAGCTTCTGCACCTTTGACAAATCCTAATATAACAAAATCAATAGTACCATGCCTAGTTTTTGCACCACTACCTAATTCACTATCATCTCTGTTTTCTTCTGATGTTTGAACTATTACTGCTGGGTATTGTTGCTCTGATAATTCATCTAAAATAAAAGGTTGTCTAGTAGCCTTTTTAATTATTGGGCTTGATATAGCAGATATAACTGATAATAAATTAATAGCTATGTTTTCTCTTATACTCATAGTCTTGATCTCCTAAATTCCTTTGCAACAAATCTATTAAATTGTTTTCTTATTATATTTGCTGTTCTATCATTAAATCCAAAAAATTCCCTCTTATTTTTACCTAATACTTGATTAAATAATGCTCTTTGAAGCATTTGAGAATTACTAAATCCAACAGTAACTTTATTAATTCCTGTTTTTCTAATAGTTCTGCCAGATGGAGTTAATGCACCTAACATACGACCTGAATAAAATAAATCAACTTTTGTAGATTTTCCCTCTTTTTGCAATCTTTTTAAATATCCCTCTGAATATGGAAGAAAAGGTCTATCTCTAAAATCAATTCCTTTTGAGGTTTTAGTTCTGATAATATCTAGTAATTGAAAGCCAGCTTGTAATACACCTTTTTCAATTATACTTTTAAATTTTCTTTGTATTCTTGCGTATCTTTTTTTTATTAAATCAGCATTTGTTTTGATTTTTAAATCAATGGTCATTATCTAGTCAATCTTCTAAACCCATGTAATGGTTCTCTTTCATTAGAGATAATAGTTCCATCAGAATCTACATCATACTCTACACCATCTTCTAATATCATTCTCCATTCGATATTGTATTGGC